CCCGAGATTAGGGCGTCTTTAGCTCCGAAGTCCGTAGCCTTTAAATAATTAGCCATTAACTAATCCTTCCTGTTTTAACAAACATATCAATCTTTTGTACAGATAGCTCACTGCCGTTTACGTCAGCCTCGAAACCAATCTGAATCGTGTTACCACTTCCACCTACACTAGCTTTAATAGAGTCTAATACAACACCAACAGAAAACTCTGCAATGTTATACTCGCCTACACCATACTCAGAAACATCTCCTGTCACAATCGTGTAGGGGTATGACCGAGGAGCTTCCTTGTAATCAAAGTTAGTCTTGATGGTGAAGCTTTGGTTACTACCACCAATGACGGTAGCGCTAATCTGCTTCAACATTTTATTGGTTGTAGGTGCTCCCATGTCGAGGTAGTGGGAGAAGTAACGTAGACGGTATGAAGAGCCGTTGTCGTTATAACCAAAATACCTACCAATCCCATTAAGCTTACCAATCATTACCTCTCTGTCGCGTCTACGAAGAAGAGCTGTGGCCTTATATGAGAACCAAACTGTGACCCGGCTAGAACCATCTTCCATCGCTTGACGCATATCTAAGCAATAGATTGTCTCAGTCGAGGGAAAGGATAACAGGTAGAAGGCGTTAACCTCAGAGTAAACTGCGCGTACCTTAGACAACCCACTTGAGTTGCTACGCTCCTGTGCAATATCTTTAAGCAAGTCATCCCTTACATTCTTAGTAAGGTCACGCATTGGTAAAGACTTCTCTTGAATCAAGCGACCCAAAGAACGAATACCCGTATCGGATAGGAAGATAAGGTCGTTACCTGTACCCTGCACTGAGTCACGAGCTATACAACCCACACCAGCAATCACATCTGATACAGCAAAGGAGGCAGTTAAAGGGTTATCAGCACCTGAGTAAACAATTATGTTATGCTCACAGAAGATAATCAGGAAGCCGTTGTGTAGCGCTAACGCCGTAATTGTATCTACGTTGTTAGGCAGTACAGAGGCTATGTTTAAAGTACCACTCGAACCACCATCAAACCTAGGGAAAGCTCCAGCAATATCATCTGACCAATAGACAGTAGAACCATCATGCACCCAGAAGCGACCGTAACCAGCTATAACATCATTAGGGTAACTTGTCCCATAGTTAGGGGTATGAGAACCATGTGCCGTGTGCGCTGTTACTAAGTCTGCTACAAGGGTTCCTGTCTCTGCTGACACTAACAAAGGAGCATGCCCAGCTTGAACCAACATAGCGTGGTCGTTAAGAGTAGCACCCTTCCAGTTATTAGCTGTTATCGTATACCCTGCTGGTGTTATGTCAACAAGAGAACCACCGTCAGCACCCTCTTTAAACAACTTACCGTTACCGCCAGAGAGGGTAACAACAGTGTTGTCAGCGTTAACATGCTCCATTAAGAAGTCTATGGTAGCACCAGCTAATTGAGTAACACCACTGTTTGTACGCATCTGCCAGCCCTTACGAGAGCCTAACCGACCATACTTATCAATAACCACATTGTCAGTTAACTGAGCAAAGTTAGGTGATAAGGTGATGCCACTCTCTTGTGTGTTTAACCCGAAGAAGCCGGGAGATACTACTGAGAGTGTTTGGAGTTGTTTCATACGCTATACCAAATAGTGTCCTCTGGGTGACGAGCCGCATCCATTGCAATCTCATCTGCCAATGCCGACTGAGCAGCAGCGTAGGCGTTCATGCTTTGTTGTCCACCGTCTTCGCCTCGCTCTTCAATCGCCATCGCCGTAGCTAACAGGATGATTGGACGGGTGGGCAGTACAACAGTTTCAGCATCTTCAGTTAACTCTAGGTTACGCTGTGTGACGTTAAACCGGATGTCGTAAACACCGTCAGGGATAGGGTAGATGTCTACTTGAGTATCCCGATCTGCACTAACACCGTTGAAGTTGTAGAAGGCTGGAATACCCCTCTCAGGGTCAGCCATCAGAAACGCTTGGTCAAACCAGTAACCAGTCTGATACTTCATGTCAATGTTGCTTGTGTCGTTTAACACATGTAACACCTTAAAGTTATTCTGGGAGCCATTTAGCTCATAGTTAAACACGTTGGCTGTCGTTGTCAGGGTTAGGGTAGAGCGTAAAGCACTCCAGTCCCAAGCAACCTCTACTTGACTCTTTGCCTCATTAACAAAGTCACCAATCAGACGGGCGTAGCTGTTAGAGTTACCTGTGCCTTGGACTGTATCAACTTCACTCTCTCGGAGCCTACGCATCACTTTATTGACAAGTTCTAAATATGTCATTTATCTTTTCCTTTGTTGCTATTATACCACAGATTTCTCAAGTTGTCAAGCTTTTTCTACTGAATGTTTCATTCGTTATACCCCATACCGTCAGGGGCACTAAAAGAGTTTCCTCCTGTTATTCCGGCATCGTGACCACCGCCACCACTACTCTCGCCAACACCTTGCTGACGTTGCATCCTTGCATCAGCTTGTGCGTTAATAGCATTAGACCACTCTGGAGTACCAAACGTAGATTCTCTTGCAGCAGACTCCGCTTTGATCCGTGCAATAGCATCATTACGATATGCAGGTGTTTGCATACGCTGTTGCTCTTGCCAATTCCTAGCCGCTTGAGGGATGCCAAACAAAGTATCGGTATTAAACGTAGGCATCCCATCCATAACAGCTCTTACACCACCAAAAGGAGTTACTAACCCAATTAAATTACCTATCTGTTGCCCTCGTTGGTCTTTAAACGCTTGACCTTCTGGGGTGCTATCCATCCAACTAAAGAAGCTTTCTTGATCTTTACTTAACGCAGGAGCACCATCTCCACCATTGTCTCCCCCGCCGCCCATCATACCCGACCCCGACAGGGCAGCTTCACGGCGACGACGCTCTTCCTCGTCTAACACAAGCTGATCTCTCGCTTGTATATCCCGTGACCTGTAGAAGGGGTCTTCACGGTATCGAGCATTGTCATCTGTCATAGAGGTAACAGAGAGCATAGGGTTACCATTCACTTGTGGTAGAACCCCCATCAAGTCTTTAACATAATCAGCAAATGAAGCCATTACTTGTTCCTCTTGTTCTTCTTTGAACGCTCATTGCGCTTTGGTAATTGTCTTTTCATACTCCACCTTTCGTTACAACAAGCCAGATAAAACCAGCTATAATGACTACCCCTGTTATGACAGAAGCGATAATTAAGAATCCGTTAATCCATGCCCACAGTTCTTCTTTACGTTTAATCTGCGCTAAGACAATCTCTCTGGCCTCAGCATCACGTTTACGCTTTGCCTCCGCTTGAAATTTTAACCAATCATCCCAAAGCCCTGCTCTGCCCTGATAGATGAATAACTCTTGGATAGCCGCCTCATGTTGTTTAATCTGTTCTAGAGCAAAGAAAGCCTCTGAGTCTGAACCAGACTTATTAGCTTTCTTTGTCAGCTCTGACTTAGAATCAAAGAACTTGAAGATGTGTTGACCCGCTGCCATAATGTCACCACCATTGGCTATAGTCTCCTTAATAACACCAAAGGCAGCGTTGGCTATCGCAAGTTCAGCAAGCATTATCTATTCCAATATGTTAAAAGCCATGTAAGTAAACCACCAGCAATAGAGGCAATAGTCATACCCATCCAGAACCCACCTTTGCTTTTGTTAGCCAAGGCCAGTAGCTCTTTGATGTCACTCTCCATGCTCTCTACTTTACAAGTTAAGTTCTCAACCTGTGCTGTTAGTCTCCCATATTCTACGGGGTCTATGTTTGCCATTTATTCCTCCGCAGGTTCTGGAGTATTACCCTCAGCCAGCCACGCCAGATACTCTTGGTAGTCTGTGTTGGCGGGGTCGAAGGGGATGTAGGCGTTGTCGGTCAGGCGTTTGATGCACTGTGCGGGTTGGCCTGTGATTGACTCGTTTGAAAGTTGTTGGTACATGGTTTATAACTCCGCACTCAAGGTAAAGGAAACTCTTGCAGCCGTATTTGCACCAGACCGGAAAGCACTGCCCTGAAACGCAAGACTCGCTCCATTTCTAGCAACGCTAGCAACAATCGGTGCAAAGTTGTGATGCCCCGCCATAGCCCCCCCCGTAACTACAATAGACGGCGTAGCTCGCATTTGGTAAGACCAAGCAACACCGCCTTGGTTGATCGTTGTGTATGAAGTGTCATAACCACTGGTGAACCAATACTGATACAACCCGACGTAATACCGCTGACACAGCGCCAACTCCTGCCCATACTGCCTGCGCTCAAAAGGTGTCGCTACGCTTCCTTCCTCTAGCTGTACGCCTGTGATTTGCCATGTTGCGCCAGCAGAGATACTCGTTGCAGAACCGATTGCCTTTGTGCCGTATGCGCCGTCTGCCGAGTTATATGCTCCAGCGCGTGTCGCCCATGTGTTGTTTGCGGCTACGTTAAAGTTGCTACCTGCAACGATGTTCCACCGAACAAACAAACCCTGTTCGTTCGTCTTTACCCAAGTTCCAGATGTATCTCCCGGAATGACGAAAGTTTTGTATTCCCAAGTGTTCGCCGATGAAATCGTGTAAGTCGTTGCGTAAGAGCGAGTGCCATCGGCGTTGCAAAAACCGATGCTGAAAGTGCCTGTGAACGATGCTTTGACCCACATACCCACAGTGATGGCCTGCGCTCCAGCGGCGCCCCACCCAAAGTCAGCTACGTTGAAGCCTTCAATAATTTGAAAGAAGGTGGCTTCGTTTTGCGTAGTAAGAGAGATGGCTGAACCAAACGTGAGTCTTGTGGAATGGTAAAAGCCTGCGGGGGCGTCTTCCACCTGCTCGGCGGTGTAGTTCGTTCCGGAGTTGTTCCAGTTGCCAAAACGATCAACAGGGTAGATGTAGCCTCCACCCGTGGTAATCGTCACACTCGCCCCTGCGT